GCGATGCCGGTGGTGTGGTTCTGGATCGAGACCCCCACCGAGCTTGACCCGGTGACCACTCCTGAGGGGTTGGCGTAGGTAGCCCGGGTGGAGATGGCGGAGCCGGTGGTGCCCTCGGTGGAGATTGAGTTGGCATAGGCCACCCAGCCGTTGTTGCCCCCCGAGACCCCGGTGACGTGGATTCCGGAGTGGGAGTGGTCCGGGACGGTGGTCCCGTGGTTGTGGCCCTGACCCGAGTTGGGTTCGGTGATCGGATGGGTGTGGGCGGGCATCTCCCCGGTCACCAGGAGGTGCCGCTCCTCCCCACCGCTTTGGCCCACCGTTCGGGCGGTGAGCCCCGAGCCGGTACCGGCCCCCACCGCCACCCGGCCCCGCAGGTCGGGGACGTTGAAGGTGGTCGAGCCGTCCCCGACCCCGAAGGTGGTTCCGATGGCCTGGAAGAGGCTGAAGTAGGTGGTCCGGCTGATGGCGGACCCGTCGCAGAGCAGCCAGCCTGGGGGAGCGGTGGACCCGGCGAACATGTCCACCTTGCCGGAGGGGACCAGTCCTGCTACCGCTCCGGCGGTGATGGCCAAAGAGACGGTGTCGGTGGCCGCATGGGTCTTGATGGGTGAGCCCTCGGCTCCCCGGGAGACGGTCATCAACGAGGATGAGTTGATCTGGGTGGCGATGACGACCTCGGGGTTGGGGTCGGTGAAGAGGTTGACCACGCAGCGGAACTGGTAGATCCCGGTCGTTCCGATCTGGGGGAACGGACCCGTCGAGGTCAGTGTCCACTCCTCCAGCGATCCAGCGGCCGGGGTGGTGGTCACGGGGGCTGCCAGGGTGGTCTGGGCGTTGTTGGCAAAGAGGTCGATCGCCATGCTCCTTGACGGTCCGGACGGGCTGTCCGGCAGTCCTCGACGGCCAACAAGATTCAGCGTGAAGAAGTACTCCACTGTTCAGTCGGGCCTCATCGTGGCCGAGATCGCCGGGGATTCGGGCATCCGTAAGGCTGCCTCGAAGGCTCTTGGTGCCCCTCAGCAGAGGGTGTTCAAGGAGGGCCACCGAGAGACCTTCCCGGGCGTCATCCGCCGGGAGGGTTACCTCTACGTCATCAACCGGGCCATCTCCTCTCGGACCAACGAGAACTACGACACCTGGCCCGCCGAGGAGATCGCCTCCACCGCCCCGGGACTGGGCTATCTGACCTTCGTGGGCAAGCCCATCTTCGTGGAGCATGCCAACGACAACCACCGCCGGACCCGGGGCGTCAACATCGCTGCGGCCCTGCACGAGGACTTCAACCCGGACGGCTCCCCCGACACCTGGGTCTCGGTCCTCAAGGAGGTGGACCCGGTCAAGTTCCCCAAGCTGAGCCGGGCCATTCTGGCCGGACGGGTGAACCGGACCTCCATGGGGGCCGATGTGGGCGAGTCCATCTGCTCCAAGTGCGCCAACGTGGCCACCTCTCCGGCGGAGTACTGCGGCCACATCCCCACCGCCAAGGGGGCCATCTTCGAGGACCTCGACGGCAAGACCGGGGCCAAGCGCCACGGCCTGGTGAGCGAGGTGTGCCGCAAGATCGCCTTCTTCGAGGACACCTTCATTGTCACCACCCCGGCTGACCCCACCGCCCATGTGCTGGTGGTGGAGGGGGCCGAGAACGTCCCTGAGCCCGAGCCCGTCAGGCCCCACATGACCCTCCTGCCCTTCACCTCCAACCTGCACCTGGCCACCGCCACTGCCACCACCGGGGGAGACCCCGAAGACGAGGAGGACGAGGGCGGGCTGTCGGACTACACCGCAGCCAAGGAGCTAACCCTCCCGCCCCGCATCGACACTCTCCAGAACACGACCTGCCCGGTCTGCGGTTCGGAGAACTCCTTCTCCGGCAACCGCTGCTCCGTCTGCAACTCGGTCAAGCCTCCCGATGCCCTCATGGACCCCGACACCTCGGTGGCCCCCCAGATCCAGGACTGGATCGAGGACAACCTGGACCCGGCCGAGGACGTGGACGACCTGGAGCCCGGCCCCGACCTGCAATGCCCCGAGTGCGGGAGCCAGTTCACTTCCCAGTTCAAAGACGAGGCCCAGGGCAATCCGTACCTGGTCCCTGCGGCCAATCAGGAGGAACCCGCCGATGAAACGCTTGGCGAGGAAGCCCAGGAGCTTGGGCTCGCCCAAGATGACGAGGAGGCAGAGGAGGGAGAGGGCGACGAGGATGATGATCCCGACGCTGACATGCAGATCGGCGGTCCGGAGAAGCCCCCCGTTAAGGATGTGGACGACCTCACCAACGAGCAGGACGAATCCGACTTTGCCCCCGACGACGGAGACGCCACCCAAGCCCCTGTAGAGGACGAGGAGGACGCCGAGGCGGAGCAGCAGGGCCTTGATGATTCCGAGGCCCCGGAGGGCCAGGAGGACCCCGAGGAGGCCCTGGCGGAGTCCGAGGATGAGGATGCAGCCGGGCTGGCCGAAGGGGGCTACTCGGCCGGGGATGTCTGCCCCGCCTGTGGCAAGGGCGTACTCGAACCACTGGAGGATGATGGCGAGGAGGAAGGATCGATCTCGGCTGCGTCAGCCATTCCGGCCGAGGGCGAGGAAGAGGATCTCGAAGAGGGTGACCCCGAAGACGGGGAAGAGAATCCTGCCGGTGATGCTCCTGGATCAGAAACTGATTCCTCCTCCGCAGACGACGAGGACGGAGAGGACGAGAACGAAGACGACGACGAACCGCCCCCGTTCGCCAAGAAGAAGCCCAAGTCCGCAGCCTTAGCATCCGGAAGGAACACAAGTACGATGCCCACTCGTAGGACCCCCACCACGGGGCGAGTAACCCCGAAGGGGACCCCGGCCAAGCCCGCCAATCCGGCCGGACTCCAGCGGACCGCTCTGATGGAGGCGCTCGAAGTCCACGCCCAGCGCCAGGAGGAGGACCATGCGGCCATCGCCCGTGTGGCTGCCCTGGTCCAGGCCCATGATCAGATCCTGACCAAGGCCAAGGAGATCATCAACAACCAGGCCAGCTTCATCCGCCGTCAGGCCGCTGTGATCGACGCTCTGTCAGTCCGCAACGGGACCCTGGAGGCGCAGATGGCGCATTTGGCCAAGGCCTCTCCTCGGGAGCATCAGGAGGCCCTGGTGGCCCTGGGCCGGGAGGGCTACGCCAAGGTCGCTGCCATCTACCGCCAGGCCAATCCGGCCAACCCGGCGCAGCCCATCATGGAGCCCAACCCCGAGGCCCCCGTGGTCACCGAGCAGCAGGCCATGCAGCCGAGCGCCCGGGACGACGTGACCCAGCTTGGGGCCACGCCCATGACCGACGTTTCGGCCGATGCCACCGTGTCGGTCGATCAGCCCTACGGCGAGATCGCCAACGCCCCGGTGGGCATGAACCGGGTGGACGTGACCGCTCCGGTGGATGGTACCCAGTACATGCGCCCGCCGTCTGAGACCATCATCCCGGTGGATGTCCGGGTGGGCAACCCCGACAACCCCCAGCCCGCCTTCCCCTGGACCATGGGTCCGGTGGGAGGTAACGGGCCGCAGATCTCCGGTCCCTCGGTGGGCAATCCTCCGGCCACGGCCAACAAGCGGGCCTTCGCCACGCTGCACCTGGCCAAGCTCCAGATCGCCGCTGGCATTGCCTCCGGCGATGACCTGGAGATCGCCGCATCCCTCGATGCCTCACCCATGACCGACTCCGACATCCAGGGCCAGATCTCCACGCTGTCCAAGGTGGTCGAGGCCAACGGACGCCGGGTGCAGGGATCGGTCTCCGAGCTTTCCCCGACCGTGGGTAACGAGCCCACCCGCAGGCTGGTCCCCAAGGCCGCTGCCTTCGACGGCGGGGCCAAGTCCGTGCCCAGCTTCCAGATCCCCACCCAGAGCGTCTCCGGCCCCAATCCGGATGCCCCTCGGGGAGTCAGCGTGGGTTCCGTCTCATCTGACGAACTCGCTTTTGAATAATCGCACTGTCCGTCCTATCGACAGCCCGAAGTAGTCGGTAGATCGAAGTCCAAGGAGACAACGAAAATGCTGCAACTGAACAGCCCCTCCCAGGCGAGCCTCAAGAGGACCCTCCGGCCCACCTACGGGCTGACTCAGGCCACTCCGAAGTCGGGCTTCCTGGATCCCAACTGGAACCGGAGCGTTCCCATCTGGCCCGGCATGGTCCTCATGCGGACGACCGGCGTGGCCTACGCCGAGCAGGCCCAGAGCTTCGCTGCCGGTGACATCGTCACCCCGCCCACCTACACCCAGACCGGCTTCCCGGCCGGGGCCGAGGCTGCCTACACCCTCATCAACGGGGTGGGCGTCCCGGCGGGCCTGTGTGGCCAGTACATCGGCGGGGACGGCATCGATGAACTCAACACCTCAGGCGTCAACGCCCTGGCCTGCTGGGTCCTCGGTCCCGACGCCGAGTTCGAGGTCCTGGCCCCGGCCTTTGACCCGAGCCTGTCGTGGGCCACGGCCGATCCGGGCAACGGCACCGACGTGCTGGTCTACGCCCGCACCGCCAACCTGGGCGGAGCGACCGGCGTGAACGGCCAGGGCGGGGCGCTGGGCACCACCGGGCTCCAGGGCCAGCTTGTCCTGGGCACCGACGCCAACGCATCGTCCCAGCCGGTGGCCCGCCTCATCAGTGTGGCCTCCACCACGGCCATCACCATCGGCGGGCTCATCCCCCGTCACTCGTTCTAACCGTCTGCCTCTGACAGGCCCCTGAGAGAAGGAATCTCCCTATGTCAGCACTTGTAGCACAGAATCCCTCTCTGGGGTTCCGCACGGCGAAGAAGTCGGACGACTACGTCTCCGAGATCATGAAGCGCCGTGGTGGGGACGGGTCCAAGCCCGCCCTCACTCACGACCAGAAGGTCCAGAAGATGGCCATGATCCTCCAGGACGAGATGAACGGCATCCGCCGTCTCGGCGTCGGGATGGTCGGTCCCATCCAGTTGATGCTGCGGTACCAGGGCATCACCCGCAACGTGCTGATCGAGGACCCGGTCACCCCCGGCACCCCGGTCATGTACGACGTGTGGGACGACCTCGGCCAGGCCTACATCATGTCCGGCGTGGACGGCGAGGTCCGGGTCCAGCCCTTCGAGGGCAAGCGTGTCATGATCAACTTCTTCCGCATCGCCTCTCGCCCGGCGATCCGCAAGGAGGACCTGTACTACCTCCGCATCAATGCGGTCGAGCAGGCCCAGGATCAGACCAAGCAGGCCATCATGCAACAGGAGGACAGCCACCTCCTGATCATGATCCAGGCCGCTGAGATCGACTATGCGGCCAACCCCACCCACGTCGTGACGCCCAACCACAACGTGATCGAGGCGTCGGGGTACTTCACCCCGCTGTCGCTCTACACCGCCGTGGCTCAGACCGACATGCACCAGCTTCCCTCGGGGCGCATCCTGGTCAACCCGATGGACTACCGGGACTTCTTCCGGTGGGACATCAACACCACCGGCTGGGCCTTCAAGGACCGGATCGTCGCCGGGGAGCAGATCACCACCTTCGGTGAGTTCCAGTTCCAGCGGTCCATCATGGTCCCCCAGGGCAAGATGTGGTTGCTCCCCAACCCGGACTTCCTGGGCGTCTTCCCGGTCCTGTACTCCCTCGATGTCGAGGAGAACCACCAGGTCGAGGACTTCTGGAAGGGCTGGGTCTTTGACGAGATGGTGTCCTACGCCATCCTGAATCCGAGGGGTATAGCCTCGGTAACTAAGGCCTGACGAAAGTCTAGCCTTAGAGACCTAAGGTTACCAGAACTATAGAGAGCCCCCGGGGTGGATCTC